TGCTGCACCATTTAGTAATGGTAGGAATGCACCAAATGTTGTAGGCTGTACAGGTGTAGGTGAGAATATAAGCTCTTTGACATCTATCTCTTTCACATACTCATTGTCAAATGTCACCTCTACCTGCCCATAGATTTCTCTAGTGACATCAGTATAAACTTTATTAGGTGAATCAGTATCTGCCTTGTAGCTGAGTCTTAGCTTCTTATTGTTAAGCTCAGGGATAAAGATGATTGACTGCTCCTTATCTTTCATCAGCTTGTTGGTCCAATCTACAGCCTTACCTGAATCATAGTACTCATCTCTATTAATAAGGATTAGATTATTCTCATTATCAGGATTAGCAGTAGCATAAAGATTGTACATCATAAATATACTTTTGATGAAATCTGACTGCTTAATCTTCTCAGGGATAAAGGTATTCATGGTAGTTATACCACTGCTTAATGGGATGTTATCAGATGGTCGGATAGTTAAATTAGTTATAGCAATATCTGCCACTATTGAGGGTGAAGCAAAACTACCTGGAGTAGCTGTAGTAAATCTACCCTCATTAGGAAATTGAGCAGAATTAGGTGTAACAGTTAATCTAATTTGTTGTAAAGCATTTACATCTATCCCTCCTGTACCATCAGTATTAGCGTTGAAAGTTATAATCTCAAATATGTTACCAATATTAGTTACTCCTACATTAAACACTGTACCACTAGGTACTAATATAGATGATGAGTATGACTTTGTATTATTACCATTAGGAGTAATAAATATTTCTAGTGCTATTCTATACTCTATATCAACTAAAGTTGTTTGTACTATTGGTGAATTTAAATCAAAATCAACAAGAATTTTAGCCTCCCATACATAAGACTCTCCTGAGCCATTACCTACCCATTGAGGAGTTGTATAGATTCCTGTAGTAGGATTGAATAAGTTGTTAGGATCTGATGTCTCAATGAATGATGTTAATAATTGATTTGTCCCTACATGGAGTTTTGTAGGATTTACAGTTGATGTTTGATTTGCTGTAATAGTAAAATTAGCTTTAGATCCTACTACCTTATAATCATTCCAATCCACTACATTCTGATCACCATTGTATGGAATCAGTAGCTTATCAAAGTTCGCAGCTTCTAATCCTGCCCAATCATAAGAGTAACCTGATAGTGCAAAGATTCTGTCAAAGTAAGTCTTAGCATAGATAGCAGGTTTAAACCAATTAAACTGATATTGATCATCTATGTTAAATGGCATCACATACTTATAGCCATTATTCACTGTATGGTCAAAGCTATTGATTACCTCTGCAGGATCTATATAGTGATCTAAGTCTGAGAAATCTATATCAGTCAAATACTTATTAGAGATGTCAGTAAAGAATGTACCTCTATCCTCTTTCACTAGGACCTCATACTCTACCATCTGCTCATAGGCTGATGTGAGCTGTGACTTCTTAATGTTAATAAGCTGAATAGTTGCGTTTGTCATAACAGGGATACCATCCTGAATAACATCACAGCTAGTGAGCTGATTAATATTAAAAGTGCCAGCTTGAATGTTTACATCATAGTAGTGATTGAGTAGGTTATTATTATTACTATTGCCTAATAGAGTAATGGTCTTACTAAAGTTACCTGTTCTCTTAGATATATCTCTGATATCCCCTACACTAAAGTTCAGAGGGAATGATGTACCCTCTTTGACATCTAAGTAGCCACCTGTTTCTAAATTTACACCTAAAGATTGTAGAGTACTTACACAGCATTCATAAGCCTCAAAAGTACCGCCATCATTTAATACTCTATTTTTAAATGCAGTAACTGTATCATTTACTAAAGAGGTACTTTTTAGCTGTATCCTAACCATTGATTGGATCTTGTTGTGCTAACCTAATAGTCACTGATTGCTTAATAAGATTCTTGTTTCTTTGTCTAAAGACTTCAAAGTTAGTAGCCTCAACTACACAAGCACAATAGTAATTATCTGTATTGTAATAGACTTGAGGGGATGTGAGTAGCTCTTGAAATCTTTTGCCATCATTCTCACTCATCCAATTAGTATTCAAATCAAAGGTCTTAGTGACATTAGTATTGTAAGTTCTAAAGCCTGTTTGTAATGGCACACCTACCCATTCAGTACTTACTACCTGCCCATCTATATGCTGATTATACTGCTCTCTTGTTATCTGCCCTTTCTCATAGGTTTTTAGTTGGAATGCAAAAGATTGCCATGATCCCATCCTATCTAAGTAGATAAGTTGATCATCATTAATTGTACATCTATTGTCATAGGTAAACAAATAATGCTCACTAATAAAACCTAATGAATTATTTATTTCAACATAGTAATCTTCAGTTACTAAAGCTGTAGGACCTACTGAAAATGTATGTATGCCATCAGCTGGTACATTTACTTGATATTGATCTATGAAGTTATTACTCATGTCGTAATAAGCCACAGTATATATATCTAGATAAGCTCTAAGATTTAGATAAAACCTTGCATCTAGAAATGTAGATGCAGGTACACTATAAACTAAAGATGTTAATAGATTGCCATCGGTAGATACACCATAAAAATCATTATAAGGAAATGGTGTATTATCACTGCTATTTATAAAGTTATTAAAAGCTCCATTAAATACCTCTTGGTCTACTATAAGCTCATCATCTAATACTATTGTCTTTCTTAAATCTGCATAGGTAACAGTGCCATTTATAGTGACATCAGTAACATCAGCATATAGAGCATTAATAGTAAAGTTGTTAGCAGTAGCAGATAGTACTGTATGCAATCCCTCTACTCCAGGATTAGCTACTCCAAAATCATCCTGAGTAATACTAATCTGATCACCTTGCACAAAGCCATGAGCTGTGAATAATATCTGAACATTGCCACCATTATCTGCTAGTGATGTATAATAGTTTATGTTATCTATATACTCATAGCCTAAGTCTATATCATACTGATACCATGAGTTAGTAGCTTGTGCTGAATCTAATCCAAATTCAATTGTATCAAATCCTACCTTTGACTGCATCAGCTTACTAATATCCTGCTCGCCATAACCTGTACCATATACAGGTAAGGTCTTATATTGAGCAATTACATTACCAGGGATGTGAGAACCTGTAGCAGGATAGATGGTGAAGATGTATCTGAAGCCAGGCTCATTCTTATCAGCATTATCTATGATATACTTTATAGGATTGTAAGCAGGCATTAATACCTGAGGTTGTGCTATAATAGTAGTTGCCATTTTTTATTAATTATGTCCTAAAAATCCATGCTTTGGATTGGTTACTTCTATTGAGTTACTTCCAAAGTCTATGTCTTGCTCACACATTATGTCGTAATGATAGCCACTTGCATAGATAGTAGCAGTAAGTTGATTTCTTTCTTCATCATAAGTAGCATAAGTAGTGACAATTTTACCTATTTCAACTACTGCGTGTACACCTATGCCGTATGTTAGACCTTCTTCAGTTACTACATAAACACCTTTTGCTTTAAGGTTTTTTTCAGCAGCTGCTTTAGTTGCAAATCGTAATTTATAAATGTTCATTATAGAGTAGTTAAGGTTGCTAATTGTGCGTTAGTTAATCTTGTTTGAAATAAAGTTGCTAATTCAATTCTATCATTAAAGAAATCAGCAGTACTTGAAGAGCCTATACCAATTTGACTTGGTGCTACAGAGAAAGCTCCTGTACTTGCACTTGTTCCTATTTGTGTACCATTTAAGTATACAGCTGAATCAGCTGATTTGTATGCAATAGCAATCTTATTATTTCCATTTACTACAGATATAGTTGATTGTGTATAAACATCTACACTGTTAGCTCTCCATCTTGCAGTATATTTATTTGTACCTGATTCTTTTCTTATCCATACTTCATTGTTAGCATCAGCAAATATTCTCATAACATAACCTGTTGCAGAATATGTCATCAAAGTATTATTAAACTCTGCATATATAGTCCCTTCAGTCTGCCCTATCAAACTACTTACACCTGTCTTACTAATCACATCAGCATTACGAGTTACTATAGCTGTTGTTGTAGGGATGTATGATGTTGCTTTTGTTCCTACTTCAATTTGTGCTCCCCAAATTAAAATTCCATTACTACCTGAAGCAGTATTAGTAGTAGAATTTGTTGCATCAGTTGAGCCAATAGTTACGTTATTACTAGTTGAAGATGTTGATGTTGATGTAAGTGAAATTCTCCACCATCCATTTGCAAACGCAGTCATTGATGTTGTTACATTAGCAATCGGATTTGTTATTGCACCTGTTGTTAAATTAAACCAAGCACCTGGGCTAAAATTATATACAGGAGAGATATAAGCAAAATTCTTCCCTGATGCTTTTACAAATACTGAAACAGTTACAACATCCCCCGAAGTAATGCCTGTTGTAATAACCTTATATACTTGCCCTGTTAATGCTCCCGTAGTTGTTGGATATACAAGGTCTGCCGTTGTGTTATTATCAGGTGATACTGCAGCATTGCTTGAAACGGTAGCAATATACTTACTCCAATAAGCATTATCAAATTCTTCACTCCTTAATACCAAATTAATCCTTGCAGGCTCAGACAATATACTTGGACAGCCACCTAATGGAGGATAGTCTAAACGTGGCACATTGATAGCAACACTTTCAATTAGCCCTGCACTATTTACCCTGCGAGCTGTTGTGTTTCTTGAAACAGTCATATCACCTAAGCCACTGGTAGGCTTGATGCTGTACAGCTTGCTAGCTTTATATCCGTTAGGTGTTAGTACTAAACTTGCATCATCAAATAAACTCATATCTTAAAAATTAATAGATTGTAATAAACAACTGTAAGCCTCAAATGTACCACCATCAGCTGTAACTCGAGCTTGGAATGCTGGTACTATATCTGTAATGTTTAGCCATGCTTCCATCCAATTAGCATTGATAGTAGTTGTACCTCCTAATGCAAGTACTATATCCTTAAGATAGTCAGTAGATGTAGCAGGATTACCTCCTACTGCAGTTAGTATATCTTTCATCAAATCAGTAGAGGTACTTAAGTTCACTCCATAGAATTGAGCTATCCCACTAAGGTAGCCACCATTGACAATACCTACTCCTAGATTATCTGCTATTTCTTTTAATGTATCACTTGCCATAACTATATTATAATAAGATAGGTTTTTGTTTAGAACGCATAGTATGAATCATCGGTATAATACTCCTGTCTTATGTAAGTGGTAGCATATCGTATTGCATCCATAGCATCATCATACAGCTTCACTGGCTCATCCATGATTTGATCACCAATCTTCTTCCATTTATAATTCTCATACTCTTTCATTATCTGCTTATCCTCCTGACAGAATACTCCAAAGGTCTTTATGTTATCTATGCCTTTCTTCACTACCTTGTTAGCATTATGCACATCATACCCTGCTGTGTTCATCTCGGCAATTATCTCAGGTCTAGAGTAGTCTGCCATGATCTCTATATGCTTATCCACATTCAAGCTATCCATTCTCTCTATCAGCTGAGTAGTGGTGAGGTAGCTCTCATAGATAATCTTCTCAATGAAGATATCATTGTCACAGTAGTACACTCTCACTAGGGCTGTAGGGTGATTGTATCCAAAGTCAAGCCCCATTACATACTTCACGAACTTAACAGGTCTATGAGCTATAAATGTCCAATTAGAATAGATGTTACTCTTAGAGATAGCTTTCTCCCCTAGAGCATATATCTGATACATTGCCTCATCAGTTCTCTTCAAGTCCTCTATCTGCTTTTTAATGCTATCAGGTAGGAATGGATTATCCCTATAGGTA